TGAACGAACACCGCCCGAGACAGGACTTTCGTCAGCTGATGATTTTACTGAAAGTGAGCTTACAACTTTAATCTCATTTTCTAACTCGTTGATAACTTTGCTAGCTATTTTAGCATCTGCTGTAATTTCTTTTAAATATCCGGCTAAACCACCTTCGTGTGCGTTTGCTTTGCTTTGTATAACCTTCTCAAAAACAATAGCGGCTTCCTCACTAGTACTTTTTAAAAGCGTTAGTGTTTCAATTAACTCTACTAATTGTTGTATTTTAACTGACATTTAGCACCACCTACATAAATAATTTGAACGTCTCCGCCTCCTCCTTCAAGTCTTTTTCTTCCTGTTTCTTTATTTGTTGAAGTTTGCGGCGGACGCTAGCTTCTAAAGATTTTTGTTTAATGGCAATAATAGCAGCCATGTCACCGTAACTTAGCTTACCAAGTTTCTTAGCGTTTAGGGCTGTGTACTGCGTCGAATTGAGAAAGTGATCAATCCACATTGCGAGCTCGTCTTTTGTTGACGTGGCTGTCGCAAGCAGTTGACCCGCCGCGTTATTCTTGGACGGGCTCCTGTACAGTGGCGTCCTTTTCAAGTGTCTCGAGGTATTTTTCGAAAGCATCTTTTGATATTTTTCCAAGAGTCCAAATATTTTCCGCGAGTTCACGTACTACCTCCCCATTCGCGTCAAGCAACTTCTTGGCCTGCGCTGAGTTCATTTTTGGTCTGATTAGCCCTTCGACAATAGTATTAATAGTGAATTCGGAGTTGTCCATTTCTCCATTTTTCTGCGACAGTTGATTAATCTTTTCCATCTGTGCGAAGCTTAGTGCGCGAATGCGTAATCTTTTTTTCAGCCCCTTAATAGTCAAGTCAACCTCTAACATCGAATCATCCGTCAATAAATCATCTACGTTATCGTAGTATTCTCCGGATCCGAATGCGTAATCTAACATCTTGTTTTCTCCTTAAATTTAAAAAAAAGTGACCCCCTCTAATAGTAATCTATCAGAGGGGGTGCATTAACTACTTAATACTAAGCAGGGTAATCGCCGTTGACTGCCGTGGTGACCGAGAAACCGCCGTTGTCCATGAAGTCAAACGAAACAGTAACCTGGTCGTTTGCAGCATTGGTCAACTGGTAACCGGTGATGATTGCCGAAGGAATGGTCATGGTGTAGCCACCCTTGGAAACCAACGAAACACCGATGTATTCACCGGAGTTCGAGATGTTGATCAAGCGGGTGTGCGTGTCCTGTTGTGCGATTGGCAACGTGACTTGGAATGAACCATTGACACGCTTCGTGGTGGTGAAGGTGTACATCTTGCCGTTGTCGTTCAAGAAAGGACCAGCATCGACCTGCTGGGTCTGGAGGCTGGCCTGCCACTGCGATACAAACTTAACATTGTCGTAACCAGTGTCAGCTGCGTTACGAATCTTCAAATACCCTTCAATACCTTTTACGATACTCATTAACGTAATTCTCCTAAATTAAATTTGATTGGGTGCGGTTATAAATCCAGCTTACTTTTAATAAGCCGAACAGAAGAGCGGAGAAAATAAGCGTGCTACATCCTCCGCGACTTTTTAATATAAAGCCAAGAACTAATACTTACCTCGGAGTTATAAAGGTCTCGACACCAATAGCCGATGTATAAATAGCTGTGCTATTTAATCGCTCTACCGGATAAGAGTACACTTTATACGGGTAAAACTGAACGTCGTACGGTATCGAAATATTTGCAATACCTGAAACAACGAAAGGAACAGTGAAGTTGTTGGCCAGTTGAGCAAGGGAGTCTGATGCTCCGGCTAATGTACTGTCGACGGAACGCATCGTTATAATGCCTTTCCAGGCAGACATGTTAAGCATGCTGTAACTGTAACCAAGACTGCTATCACTTTGATATATTAAATAGGGATAGGGCGCTTCTGGCGGAGCAGCATTGAAAAATACGCGACCGCTGTACTGTCCAGATATCTGCACTAATGCCCTGGATACTATGCGCCAAATGTTTGGGTAGAGTGCGTTTATAATCATGCGGTACCTTTACCAGATAATACACTATCTATTAATGTAGTTATATATTTGTCAATTTCCGGATCTAGCTCTTTCATAAACTTGTCAAAATACAATGTTTGTACGCGATCTACTAACTCAGAAAGCATGTCTTCTATCTCAGGCATCGACGCGTCTCTTACTGCGCTATCTACGGCTTTTTCGACAATAACGTCTAGGCCGGGTCCATCGATTTTTCCATTTTTGATTAAAAGCACAATTTCGTTTGCTAGCTTGTACAGCTGCATAATTGAGTCGTCTAGCAGAGCTGTTTTTAAAGGATTCTCAAGTGTTTCTAAACTAAGAGAATCTTCTAAAGGATTTTTGAGGTTTTCTAAACTAAGCACAGGCTGACCTGTGTTTTGTTTTATTTCTTTATCTGTATCTTTAAATGAATTAAGTCTATCTCTAAATTTTTTATTATTTGTTACATCGGACTGCCGCAAGGTTCGACCGTACATTTTTGCTTCTTCTTCAGGACTAATGTCCGCCAAAGTATCTAAGTACTCTTCGACATTCCTCTTTACAAGACTGTTAATAACTTGACCAATCTGGGAATTGAGGTTATCTAACGTAGTAACAAATGACTTAATCCGATCGATTACGTCCATTACTTCTGCTTCTCAATAGAAACAATAAAGGCACCCATTAAGGAGTGCTTTTCGGGGACACTTGTTACGTCGTATACCACAGAGTTAAAAACAATCTTATCTCTCGTATTAATTACAGTCGTGTACGGTAGTTGAATACGCAGTGCAGACTGACTAATTAAAATTTGAAGATTATCCTGAGAGTTTTGAGAAGCATTTATTTTTCCGGATTTATTGATAATGCGGCAGGGTGTGGCTGCAGAGTCTGTAAAGGACTCTGCATACTCACCGTCAATTGTGTTGAACCCGTTAAAAACTTTAATAATACAGGTATCAACCAGAAACAATTCTGACTGCTCCCGTATATATAAAGCGTTACTAATCAACGACATCCTGCACCGCCTTAATTCGAGCCTCAATGGCCTGAACTTTCTTTACCGATTTATTTTCGGAGACGGCATAATCTTTAATTCTTTCCAGAGTGGAAACAGAGTCGAACTTTTCCAGACGCGATGTAAACTCAACCATGGACCGCAAATCTACAATTTCTGCGACTTCCGAGTCAGATATAAAGTTTCTCGTGTCAATGGGGAGCTGCGACTCATGGTAATCTTTTAACAGCCCTTTTGCAAAAAGACCTTTGTTTAGGCGCCGAAACATCTTGTCTTCTATTTCTGAATAGATTTCAATTACCTCGTCTTCGTACACAAAAGCTTTTCTACTGTTTGACGATAAATCGAAATTCTCTTCGTCGGTACTCAGTAACCACCCAACGTTGACTTTTGTGTCGGTGGGATCAACACGAAGACCGGCAAGCATGTTGATTGGCACCTTTGCGTATTTTTTATACGCCTCTTCCGCAACTGTTGGGTAAATGTTGTTCATTGCCATAGTTAATTCCTTTAAGAAGTAATCTTGATTACACCGATGTTTTGTGGCATGTCGACAACCAAACCGTAAGACATCCAAGCGTGAAGCGTGTAGTCTGCTGGTTGAATGTTCATGTCGACACTTTCTTGATATTCAGTACCGCCGTACAACAAGACCTCTCCTGCGTTGTTACCAACGAGAATAATCTTGTCTTCTGGAATGAGTGCTGCCCGTGGATTTGGGAGGTCGTTCTTGAACACCTGTGGAAGTTCAATCAACGGTACGCCCATGTAGTACGAAACACGATTTGTGTTGAGGTATTCGAGCAACTTCTCGTTAACCGGGTACGCAATTGTGTTCGATGTGCCACTGTAAATGTACTCGCGGAAAGCAGCAAACTTATAAATAGGAAGCAATGCTTTACGAGTCCCAATGATAGCTTTGACACCGCCTGCGGTGTACATGACATTCTCCATCAACGTATCCAATGCCGTGTAGGTCAAGGCAGCGGTTTCGACGTAGTGTGAAGGCGTGTTGGCTGTGGTCCATACCGAGGACAGCAAGTTGAACACACGGTTCACCAAATTGTCGGTAAGGTCGAACGCAAGCTGCTGACGCATCATTTCGACCGTGATCATGTTGCCCTGCTGCACGTTCCAAAGACTCTCACGCACACCGCCGATCAAGCGATCGAACACATATGAATGATAATCCTGGACAGTGGTTGGCTGACTGACTAAATGACTGGTGCCTGGTACCATCGACTGAACCGAGTACTTACCACGACGAAGACGTCGGATAATCGGGTCGCCGATGTTAGCTTGGCGGGTGGGCATAAATGTATTGAAAAGATCCAGTGTCAAGTGATTTGGCTCAACCATCTGTACAATCAATTCTGCGAATGCGGACTTACCTGAAAGAGTAGTCCCGGCCGTTTTTGCCGTCTCAGCCAGGGCTTTCTGAAATTTCTCTGTTTCGTTCATCATCTACTCCTAATTAATGCATAATAATGTACAACATCTCAGTGTCAGGCTGATAACGCTCGACAGTGGCGATGGTGTGACTATTAGTGGTGGTGTAAGTAAGCAAGCCGGATGCGCCGACGGCAACGCGAGCGCCTGGGACCTTGATATCGGCCGAATTGACAAAACAACCCGAAGTGACGCCGATCTTACCGCGATGCATTGCAACGAGTTCGCCGGACACAATGAGTGGTTCTTTCCACATGGAACGCTTTACCAAGTATTGCTTTTTGTGGAAGACTGGATCTCCGTAGAGACCACCGTCATTCAAATTGTAGTTTTTCGTTCCTGGAACAGTGTACCAATCCTCATAAGTTGGGGACGGAAAATTGTCGGGTGGGAAGAATGCGATGAAAACGCCGTGCTGAGTCTCCGCTGCTGCGTACGAAACAGTAGGCAAATCTTCACGCACACCAGAAGCGCCAACAACAACGGCGCGCCCTTCAACGATTGTTGAAGATGCAACACCCTGCCGGCTGTGTAACGTGGTTACAATAACTGCCATTTTTAGTTACCTCATTTAAAATTTAGACTAATTCCGTAGTCTTCGGTCTATTCGTCTTACAAAGAAGAAAAAGGCTAGGCCTTGTTACCCTTCTTTAGAAAGTCTGCCAAAGCTTTGGCACTGACTGATTCAGTTCCAGAGCTCTGGGGTTCTGGAATTGAAATAGGTTCCTTAACGCTTGAATTTGATTTCACAGGAGCTGCTTTACGAAGATCCCCGATAATCTTACTCAACACGTCGTCAGTCAAAGACAAGTAGAATTCCAGTTTCTGCTCAATCTCACTCTGACTAAACACCGATGAAAGCTCGGCAATTACTTCGTTTTTCCGGGCTTCGGCTTTGGCATGCTGCTCGGCTTCTTCGAAGGCTTGGATTTTGGTCCGTAAGTCATTTGCTTCCTTCTCCTTCTCAGCCAAGGAGGCTGTAAGTTCTTCAATCTGTTTTTTCAGTTCTTCCATTTCTTCCTTCTCTTCTGCTACTGAAAGTAGCGGAGTTCTATTTCCATAGGCGGGATTGTCTACGATACAGGTGCCTGCAAAGACTACGTCTTTTAGCCACCTAATACCATCAATCTCCTCAGCGGAGGAGTAGTACACTTCCCAGGAGGTTCCAATAAACTCACTATCATCTGCGCGCGATTTAAGCAGTTCGTATACTGCTGGGTACTGATCCTTCCAAATGAAAGCCCGTCCCATAATTACGTCACGCCCTTGATACGTGTCTACAAAAGCCTCTGTGATGGCTCCTACAGGATGTGCTCCTGTATGACCACCGTAGCCATTTTCCGATACCGAAATCTTTATCGGAGTAAGCTTAGAAGTGCGAATTACGTTGTCAATTTCAGATCTGCTAATACCCTCACTGTTTGAGTTGGGTTCAAAGTCTGTCAGGACAACTTCGATTTCTTTTATGAATGGGTGGTTAATATCCGAGCTTCGCGCAAGGCGTAAACCACCTTTCACAGATGCCGAACTTTTTTTGTCAGCTGCGTTCATTTGTTTTACAAGACGAGCAAACCACCCTCTGCCAGATGCTCCACCCCAAAGCAACCAGGAAACCCAAGCTGGGGAATCCTTAGGTGCGTTCGCGAACCGAGCATTTCGACCGTAAAACCTGTTACCCATGCGGGCTCTTTCAGGACTTACAGAGTCACCGGACACGTACTTCCGTGCCCACGCAACTGTTGCAGGCTCTAAACCATTCCCGCTCAACCCTTTCTCGTGTAGAGCTAGGC